TGACTTGTGCGTGGATGGTGAGGTCGCTCGCCAGGAGATCGCCCTGAGAGCTTGTCGAGTCGACGCGGGGAGCATCGACCGAAGTGATGAGGACGCCTGAAGGCGTCGCGAGGATGAGCTCGTCGATGAGGTCCTCGAGCTGTGTCAGCGAGCTCGAGGGGTCGATGAGTCCGACGTAGGCGGTGACGGTGAGCTCGAGCTTCGCGTGGTATTTCCCGACGCGGTTCGGCTCGATCCATGCGCTCGCGGGGAGGACGGTGACGATCGGCGGGATCACGGTCGGCGGGGTGAACAGGTAGGCGTCGATCCCGGCGAGCTGGTACAGGTCGACGAGCTGAGCTCGAGCAGCTGTGAGGACGTTCATGCGACGTCGCTCGCGGTGTTCATCCATGGACCGACGAGGCCGCTCACGCGGGAGAGCAAGCTCTGACCCATGCGGTACGGCCCCGGCGTGCCGTCGATGCCGACGCTCTGACCTCCGGCCGCTGTGCGGTTCTGCCAGACGTCGATCGCGATGACGATCCCGGCCTCCCGTACCGGCGACGGGATGCCCTCGTCGAGAGCTCCCGCCGCCAGATACGGGGTGAGGAGCTGGTCGGCTACGTCTGCGACGTCATCGAGGGTCGACGTCGAAGCGGGGATGCCGAGCGCGGTCGCGACGTCGGCTCCGGTGACGATAGCCATGGTGCTCCTCTCTGTGGGGCGGGAGGCCGAGCGGTGAAGCTCGGCCCCCCTGGTCGAGCTCGAGGGAGACGCCTGCGAGCTCGAGTCGCGTTACTTGCTCTTAGTGCTGGTGACGGCTGCCGCGCCTGCGATGTTCACGGCGACGAAGGCGTCGCCCATGGCGACGAGCTCGCTGAAGTATCCGAAGTAGGCGACGTCGACGCTGAGGTTCGTCACGTTGGTCGCTTGCAGCTGGCCGCCTACGTTCTCGTACGTCTCGAGGTAGCGGCGAGCTCCGACGATGAGCGTTCCCGCTGAGAGCCCGTTGCTCACGACGAGGGAGAGCCCGGCCGGGTTCATCGACCAGGAGTCAGCGCGTCCCGTGCCCGGCGCGTTCGACGCTCCGAGGGTCGGGAACAACGGACGGCCGGTCGAGTCGACGAGGCCGCCGAGCATCGCCCAGGTGTCGGGGTGCGCGTAGATCGTGTCGGCGAGCTGGCCGGTCGCGTCAGCGACAGCAGCGGAGGCCTCGTACAGCGCGGCGATCTCCGCTCCGGCGGCCATGCTTACGGAGCCGGTAGCTCCGGCCTCGAGCGCGGCACACGTCACGGCCTCGGTCGTCTCGGCGTAGGTGCGAGCGAGGTCGCTCGAGACGATCGTCATGAGAGCCGGGTCGGTCATATCGCGAGCCTGGAAGCTCAGGTTTACGACGCCGCCGTAGGTGTTCTTCGTGACGGTGATCGGGTCGATCTTCATCGGCTGAGACGCCAGCTCAGCGAGCTCCGCTGACTGCTTGCCGACGAGCGTGCGCTGGACAACCATCGGACGGATGAAGCTCGCTCCGGCTGCTGGCATCGGCAGACGACGGGAGCTGTTCACGACGGGTCGACCCATCGAGGCGTCTTGGATCAAGTCGCCGACGATCGGGGTCGGCACGATGCCGGGGACGTCGGCGAGCTTGTCACTCGCGACAGCTGCCTCGATGCGACGGGAGGCTTCGCGGTCCCCGCGCATGGCGGCGACGTAGGTGCTGAGGTACTCCCCTGCTCCGCTGAACTCGACGCGAGGCCGAGCGGCAGCGACCGGGGTGATGTGTGACGCCTCGACCTCGGTGGCCGGGGAGTCCTCGACGATGTTCTCGTCCATGGGTTCTTCCTCCTGGGGTTCGGCCTCTTCTTCTGGTGAGGCTTCTGATGCCGCTACGCGATCGACGCGAGCGGAGTCGATGGCCGGGCTGTGAACGAGGCTGACCTCGTCGAGCCGGGATGCTGTGACGACGAGCGTGCCGTCGTCGTCTTCATGGGAGTCGATGACTTCGACGCCGACGCTGAGGCCGTCTCGGAGCTGCTCGGCAGCTTCGACGAGCGCATCGTTCCCGGCAGCTGTGCCGATGATGCGGAAGCTCGCCTCGAGGCCGTCCTCGAGCTCGGTGATCCTGGTCGCGCGTCCGAGCGGTGTCGAGCGGTCGTGCTCGCGGAGGAGCTTCACGTCGTCCTCGAGGTCGATGCTGTCCTTCTCGAAGCGCGTCGGACCCTGGGACGTGTTGCCGATCTCACCCCAGGTGACGATCCGGCCAGCGATGACGCGACGGTCGCTGTCGGCGGCGGTCAGGTGCTGAGTGAAGTTGAGCTTCATGCGGGGTTCCCTTCGGTGTTGTTCAGCTGCTCGAAGCGGCGCGCCTCTTCGACGGTGAGGACGCCGAGCGGGACCAGCTGTGTGTAGAGCGATGCCCTCATCGACGGATCGACGCGGAGCCATTCGCTGAAGTCGTACTCGACGCGGTTCCCTTCGCCGGTGACGTCGTCCATCGACAGCCGCTCAGCGATCGCGGTCGCGAACGGCGTCATCGCGGAGTGAAGATCGAGCCGAGCCTGTGTCTGGTTGCTGTACGTCATCGACGCTTCGCTCGGTCCTTGGCTGAGGTAGATGCTGGGGACGCCGGTCAGTCGAGCGATCTCGAGGACGTTGCTCGAGCGGGACTCGCTCAGCGCGATCGCGTTCGCGTCGAAGCCGAAGCTCTCGAGCTCGAGGTCGCGGCCGAGGTACGTCGTCGAGCGGGTACGCCTCGAGCCCTCGAGCGCGTCGAGGAGCTCCTGTACCTGCTCGGGAGTCTTACGGGGTCCGGTGTTCCTGAGCAGCGTCGTCGGCGCGGGGTTACTCGCGTACAGCCGAACGGCTTCCTCGAGCATCCGGCCCGTCGTCAAGGCTCGCGCCCCGTGCTTCAGCCATTGTCCAGCCGAGCACTCGAACGCGATCACGGCCCGAGCGGGGACCGTCTCCTCGCGGTAGGTGTCAGCTCCCGGCCGGTGGAACTTCACGCGATAGCTGTTCTCGTCGACGTCGATGACGTCGGTCGCTGGGAGGTACTTCGCGAGCTTGTGCTTCGTGCCTTGCCGCCAGCCCTTGTCCTCATCTGCCCATAGCGTGTTGAGGAGGTAGCCGACGCCGTGATCGCAGAGGTCGCCGATCAGGTCGGCCCACAGCGCGGAGGCGACTCGGCCGGGGTCGGGCTGACGGAGGAACGGGATCGTCGGGAGTCGCTCGCCGGTCTGCCGCCGGTATTGACGGAGCGGCAGCTGACCGAGCTGGCCGGTCATGAGCACTCGAGCTCGACGGTACGCGGGGACCTGCTGAGCGACCTCGCTGGTCAGCCACAGCTCATCGGTGACGAGGACGCCGTTCGGCATGAGGTAGCCGGGGCTCGTGCCCTGTGGCTTCTCGATGACTTCGTCGGCAGCTGTCAGCCGGTCGAAGGCGTCGACGGTGCGCTGTGCGCGGAAGAGTCCCACGCCAGCACGGTCGCATCTTGAGGAGCTCTCTCGAGCTCTGTTGTCGCGTTGACCGCGTTTACCGTGTTTACCGTGTTGCGCTACAGGGTGAGCTCATCGGTCGCGAGGAACACTCCCCCGGCCAGAGCTACAGCTCCGGCGATCGAGCCCGAGCTGACACTCTTCCGGCTGAAGATGAGGCCGCCGTCGCCGAACGGCTTCCCGACAGCTCGCCCGAGGTCGTCCTCGAGGTCGACGTGACCGTCGTGGGCAAGCGTCCCCAGACGGACAGCAGCGTCGAGGCTGGCGAGCCCATTCGAGAACTTCGCTCCGGTCAGCGGCCGGAGTCGAGCCTTCCATCCTTGACCGGCGAGCACCTGCTCGACGTGAGCTCCGGTCAGCCGGTCGAAGCCGACGAGGTCGGGGTCGAAGCTGGTCACGATCGAGAGGACCCGCTGAGCGTAGAGCTCGCCGTCGATGCCGAGCGGGTCGTCGATGGAGTCGAGGACGCTGACGATGAGCCGACCGTCGACGGCCTTCCCGAAGCCGAGCACTCGAGCGGAGCGGCGGTCGGGAGCGAGGTCGAAGGTGATCCAGCGGCTCGGCTCGAGCTCGGGCTGTTCCTCGAGCGCGAGCTCTGCCCAGCGTGCCGGGTCGATCACGGGGAGGTCAGCGGAGTCCGTCCAGATGCCCAGGTGCTCTCGAGCGAACGCCTCGACCGACAGGCGTCCTCGAGCTTCGGCCAGGAAGCTCTCGTCGAGGATGCCGGAGCCGAGGCTCGGGTTCGCCTTCGCCCAGGTCGCCGGGTCGGTCGGATCGTCGGCTCGCTCGGAGCTCCATTCATGGAAGGCGTAGCCGCCGCCGGGGTCGCCGTTCAGCTCTCGACCTCGGTCGCGGAGCGCGAGCAGCGTCGCGCTGAGCTCATCATTCGATCCCGCGCTCGAGGCGTAGATGACCTGTCCTCGACCTCCGGCAGCTGCTCGAGCTGTGAGCGGAGTCAGAGCTGACAGGATCGCGTCGTCGAGGATGAGAGCTTCGTCGAGGATGAGTAGGTCGGTCTCGGACCCTCGACCGCCGTGCCCGGTCCTGGTCCTGAAGCGGAAGCTCGCGCCGTTCTCGAGGAGTATCTCCTCGAGGCCGTGGCCGAGGTAGGTCTTCTTCACCAGCGGCGAGAGCTTCGGGTGAGCGAGGAGCTCCCGCATGAGGTCGAAGAGCTCTCGAGCTGAGGCCTGCTCGTGAGCGGTGTACGTCACTCGACGCTCGCCGAGCCACAGCATCCCGGCCAGCACTCGAGCGGCGATGAGATGACTCTTCCCGTTCCGTCGAGGAGCGACGAGGCAAGCGGTCGGCCTGGTCAGTCGATCATGCTCGTCGACCTCGAGCCACTCTGAGAGAACCATGGCTTGCCACTCGAAGAGCTCGAGCCCGGCCTCGGCGAGCAGCTGCACAGCTTCGGGTCCGTAGCTCCTCGAGTCAGGGTTCCGTCGAGTCCCGAAGGTCGCGGTCAGACGGCTCGAGGTCGACGTGACTCCCATGAAGCCTCCCTCGCGGCCTTCCCGATCGCGGCGTCGATGTCGGCCCAGACGATGCGCCACTCGACAGCAGCGAGTCGACGGTCACTCGGTCGAGCTTCCTCGTCGTCGGCGATCTTCGCGAGCGTCATGAGCGTGACGATCGACGCCTGGTGTGCGTCCCACAGGCCCTCGCTGTTCGCGAGAGCTCTTGTCATCTTGACGTGGCTGAACGTCTTCCGGCTCATCCTTGTCCTCCTGGGTTCATCTTCCATCGCTGCTGTCTTGTCTTGTCCTCACGGGAGAGATGGACTCCTATCCATGCCGCCCGTGGGCGATCTTCGAGCTCAGAAAACGCCGATCCGCTTCGATCTCGATCGAGTCGTCGTGGTGGCCCGTGCCCTCTCCTCGAGCTGTTGCATGAGCGGCAGGCGGCGGCAAGGTTGCTCGGATCGTTCAGCTCTGCCTCTGTCCATCCTTCGGCGCGTCCGTCCTTCAGGCTGACGACGTGGTCGACGGAAGCTGTGACTCCGTGCTCTCGAAGGTCTGCTCCGCACCACGCGCAGATGTAGCCGTCGCGCTCGAGGATGCTCTTCGCGAGCTGCTTCCATCGCTTCGGATAGCCCTCTCTGACCACGGTTACCCCCCTCCCGCTTCGCGCGCGTAACGTAAGTCGACGATGCGCTGTGAGTCTTTTAGGTTCTCCGTTAGTACGTCCGTACGTACGTAGGATCGCTCGTGCGATCCGGTCTGCGATCCGGTCTGCGATGACCAGCAGCCACAGTCGGACCCGTGCCAGCGGATGCAGTTGGCCTTCCGTGCTGCTGCTGACTTCTGAGCTGAGACGGCTTCACTCACGATCGAGCTTTGTTGCCGCTCGAGGTAGTTCCGTATCTGCCAGCCTCCCTCGACGTACTCCCACAGCCTCACGTCGACGAGGAGCTGTGCGAGCTTCTCCGGCGTCCTGAGTGATGGTGCTATGGCTCTGAGAGCGTGCTTCGGGATGAGCCCGTCTGTGCCGTGGCCGCCTGCCCATCCGATCGAGCAGACGTACAGGGTGAACGCTCGAGTCCCGTCCTTGTGGTCGAGTAGCTCGAGCGTCTTGTCATGCGTTCCTATGTTCGCGTCTAGGCGAACCCATGGCAGGCTCATGCGTAGGCCTTCGGGCCGACAGGCTTCAGCTGGTCGATGCCTACGCTGTAGAAGCTCAGCGAGTGTCCCTGAGCTGGTGGCTGAAGCTCGAGGTCGCTGAGCTTGTCAACGAAGACCGAGCCGAGGAGCTGGCACGTCCAGCGAGCCTCCGCTGGTGTCGATGGTGACCCTAGGTCGACCTCGACGGCGACGATGATCCACTCCTCGGGGTTCGCCTTGTGCCGATAGTGCTCGTTCAGCGTGATCCGAGACGCTCCCGGCTTGACGGCCTTCGCGTCGATCTTCCATGGCCCGATCTGAAAGTCGGGCTGCCCTCGACGCTTCTCCTCGACGATCTGAGCGAGCTTCTCGCCTAGGTGGATGCCGACAGCTGCCTCAGCGCATTTCGCTCGAAGGTTCTGCTCGTATTCGACCGCTCTCGAGGTCTGGTCGATGATGCCGGTCCCACGTTCCCGATCGAAGCGTCGGATCAGGCTCAGCGTGGCGAGGTTGATGAGCGGCGCGTTCTCTGTGACGTCGTATTTCACGCCGACCTCCGCTCAGCCTCGAGGTCGACTCGATGGTTCTCCCGGTAATGCCGGGTGTAGCTCGAGTCGCCGATGACAGCTGTCCAGACAGCTCCGCAGAGCGAACAGGTGACCGTCTCGCGCCTACTCATCGTCCTTCTCCTGTAGCTCGAGCAGCGTCTCGGCGTACGCCTTGCAAGTGTTCTCGAGAGCTATGTTGAGCCGCTCGACCTCGCGCTCGGCCTCGAAGAGAGCTCTCTCGAGGCTGCTGTTCTTGTGCTCGAGCTCAGCGACCTCGCCCTCGAGCTTCACAGCGAGCGATCGAGCTTGCTCGAGCTTCCTAGCCTGGTCGTCGCGGAACCACTCGGCGATCGTGCTCTTCATGCGCTGCTCGAAAGGGTCGTCTTCGAAGACGTCGAAGTTACTCATCGGAGGCTCCCTTCGAGGCGGCCTCGAGAGCTCGGATGAGCTTGTCAGCGTCGACGCTGGTGAGGTCGGTCCTGGGGCTGTCTTGGTTCTCGAGCCCGAGAGCTGTCATCGCGAGCTCACTCATCATGAAGCTCCTCGAGTCCTCGAAGCCTGCCTCCCGGACGAGCTTCCCGAGGTAGCCCTTCTGCTTCGCTGTGATCGGGTAGGCGTCGCCGCCGTGCCCGGCCTTCACTCGAGGCTTCGGCTGTACGTCCTGGCCCTTCAGCTGTTGGCCGTCGTCGTCGTGAGCTCCGGCCACTCCGAGAGCAGCTGCCAGCTGGTAACGCCGGAGGTAGGTGATCTGGCCGCCGAGCTGCTGCATATCGCCCGAAGCTCGGACCCTCGCTGGCCCGTACAGCTTCGCCTCTCCGTCGACGTGCATTAGCTCTGTCATGACCTCGAGGCCGTCCTCGGTCACGGTGACGTGCTGTGTGACGGCGAGGCCATGCTCGCCGAGAGCCTTCTTCGCGTGAGTGAGGAGCTCTGAGAGGTCGAGGTAGCTCGAGCCGTGTTGCCCCTTACGGTTCTTCTTCGGATCGTCGAGGTCCTTCAGAGCCTCGATGAGAGCCGCCTGTAGTGCGGTCACTTGTTGTCTCCCTTGTGCATACGTCGGAGAGCTTCGAGCTCTCCCCTGAGTCGTCGCTCTTCTCGCTCTTCGCGGTATCGCCACGCGATCGAGTCGAGCCGGAAGGCCACAGCGAGCACAGTCGCTCCGGCCGTGATGATGAGAGCCCAGCTGAGCAGCGCGGTCACTTCTCAGCCCTCAGCTTCTCGGCGAGAGCTCTGACCTCGTCTCGGTCATAGCGGCGTTGTCCCCCTCGGGTGAACGTTCGCCACAGCTCCCCTTGGTCGCTCCAGTTAGCGACCGTGCGAGGTATGACGCCGAGCATCTCGGCGGCCTCATCCGGCGTGATGAGGTCCCTCACTCGATGACTCTCAGCTCTCGAGTGTTCGGGCCGACAGAGCTCACGATGAGCTCCTCGACGTTCCCTCGGATCATCTGCCCGACGAGCTCAGGCGTGATCTTCACTCGGACGACGATCCCGTCGTCCCACTTGTCTATGACTTCAGCTCGGACTCGGGCGGCTACAGCTCGACCCTTGTCATCCTTCGCCACAGCGGTCGCCATGGTGTCTCTCCCCTCGATCGGGGAGGAGACTAGTCCGACATTCCCGAAATGCACCTTCAGATAATGTGCATTATCGGCTTCGGAGCGTCTCCTCCGTGCGTGGGAGCATCATAGGCCTATGCGTTCGCACAGTCGTACGTCGACGCGCCGATCGTTGTCGCCCATACCGGCGACCAATGCCGAAGCCCCTCGAGGCCGCGCTTGTCGGGGTCGGCGTTCAGCATCGCGTAGGCGACGAACGTCTGCACAGCTGGCGGCCAGCTGGCGGCCCGGTGATCGGCGTAGGCGTTGAGTCCGAGCTTCCTCGCGTATGCCCTCGAGGTCGAGCCGATCATCTGGAACGCTCCCGATCCGTAGGGTCCGTCGACCTCCCAGCGCATCGAGCTCTCTCGCCACGCTATGCAACGAAGGACGCGCTCGGCTCGCTTTGTGTAGTACGGCGCACAGGGTCCGATGCACTCGGGCAGCTGATATCTCTTCGTGTCTGGTGGCATCCGGTCCTTCGCTGTAGCGGCCGGAGCCATGCTCACGGCGAGCGCGGTAATGATGCCGATGATGAGAGTCTTCATTCGTCGTCTCCTCTTCTCGACGTCGCGAAGAGCGCGACGATGCTGGACAAGATCGCGATGAGGCCGCCTGCCACTACGGGGTCGATGACGCGGTCCCTGATCGTGGCTCCGACGAGGATGCCGACCAGCGACAGCGGAACAGCCCACGCGAGGATCAGGCGGCCTCGATCCATTAGTGGCGGCCTTCGTGCTTCGGGAATGGGCACTCGATACCGGCGATGTAGTAGTCGACTCCGTTGAGCTCGACGCCACAGATCCAGAACTTCGTCGCGGCGACGATGCTCGACCAGCGAGGCAGCTCGATCGGGGCTCGCTTGAGCTTGCCGTGAGTGGTGTAGTCCGTCGACCAGCCTCGACCGAGCGGAGCCTTGTCCGTCGGTCCTCCGTCACGGACCCAGCTGTGGCCGTAGGTCGAGAAGTCAGATAGGACCCAACCGCCTTTCGGGATATCGCGCCACCAACCCTTATCCTTCGGGTTCTTGCAACGATGAAGGAAGCGGCCGTGCTTCTCCATGCGCGCCGTCAGCGCGGCCGCCGAGGGGCCTACGCTCGAGAGGCCGAACATCTGCCTCGAGCTCGCGAGACAATGGTTCGCCCAGCTGGTCCCGTTGCCGGGGTCGCGGTCGGTGTGGTTGTCTGCCCACTTCATCGCGGCGTTGACGTCGCGAGGGGTGAGCTTCCGCTTATTCGCCATCCTGATCTCCTCCGTCTTCGACGTAGTCGCCGTCGGCGTCCTCGACCTCGAGCTCCGGCTCGACGTAGTCGTCTGCTGTCTCGACGTCGCTCTCCTCGAAGATCGCGTCGTCGCCGTCGTCGTCACTCATTCGCTGTTTCCCTTCTGTTAGGTGGGGTCGGTGATGATGTAGACGGCTCCCGCGCCACCTGCGCCGCCATTACTTCCTGACGACGTGCCGCCGCCACCACCACCCGAGTAGTCCTTGGCGTTGCCGCCGCGTAAGCCACCCCCGGCGGTTGCGCCTTCTTGACCCCCTCTGCCGTCGTAGCCCGTACCGCCCCCGGCTATGAACCCATCAACGCTGATAAGGCTTAGGAACTGTCCGGTTATGCCGTCATTGGCGTCAAGGTTGAGTGCTGTAGCGAGGTCAAAGCCGTCGCCGCCGTGGGCACTTGTGTCGCTGCCGGGTGACCCGTAACCGCCACCACCCCCGGCGCAGACCTTGTTGCCTAAGAAGCCTGTGCCGCCCCGGTTGCCTTGTCCCGGTATGCCGTGACCTCCCGCGCTGTATTCGTTCACGTTCCCGTTGCTGCTGTGCCCGTTAGCCCCGCCGCCGCTACCGCCTGACGATGCCTCGTTGATGTTTTGGTTTCCCATGCCGCCGCCGTGACCGCCTGTGACCGCCGCCGTAAACGGGGTTTGCCCCTGTACCGCGAGCGTCGTATCGCCGGGATGGATACGGCTTGCATACATGTTCTCGGAGTTGGGATACGTGCTCGCGACCGTGACCGTGTACGTCGCTGTTCCCTGAATGGGGAGAATGACGGGAACGTGTGCGCCTTGCCCGATGACGCCACCCGCGCCACCACCGCCGCCGGGACTCCCTGTGCCACTAGCCGAGACGCCGCAACCACCCGCGCCGACCATCACTCCCGGCAAGACTCCCGCGCCGAGCGTCACGGAGTAGACCGCTTCGGGTTGCGCCGTTGCGCGAACCTCGACGAACCCGGTTAGTTCCCCGCGTAGTTT